GACAACGCGGGAGACTCGCAGTTAGTTGAGTCGCGACAGTTCGACCTCACCGAGATAGCGAACATTCTCGGAATCCCCGGCTACTACCTCGGCGCACCGAACTCGAGCCGCACCTACTCGAACGTCCAAGAAGAACAGATGCAACTCCTACGTTTTGCGCTTATGCCGTGGATCGTACGGTTCGAGCAAGCGTTCTCGGATCTTCTTCCACGCGGACAGGTCGCGAAGTTTAACGTCGACGCTTTCCTCCGCCCCGACACACTCACCCGCTATCAGGCGCACGAAATCGGTCTACGGTCCGGGTTCCTCACCGTCGACGATGTTCGCAAGATCGAAGACCTCGAACCGCTCGAGGCGCAACAAGCCGACGAAGGCCCGCTCGAGATCGACGAGTCGGACGATGTCGAGGAATACGAAGACGACACCGAGGAGGAAATCCTTTCGTGAACATTGAGAATCGGTCCTACGAATCGGACCTCGAGATCCGCGCCGGGGGGGACGGACGTACGATCGTCGGGATCGTCGTCCCCTACAACCACGAGCAGCAAATAACCCGCTCGCTACGTGAAGTGTTCCTCCCCGGCGCTTTTTCCGCGGTCACCCGCGCCGCGCACCGCGTGAAGTTGCTCGTCGGCCACGACGCGAACCAACTCCCGCAGGGCCGCGCCACGCTCCTCCGCGAAGACGCCGCCGGACTGTACGGCGAGTTCCGCGTCTCGAAAACGCAACGCGGCGACGAACTCCTCGAACTCGTAGCGGATGGCGCGGTCGACCAGTTCTCGGTCGGGTTCCAACCGTTGCAGGATCGCAAGCGCGCCGACGGCGTCATCGAGCGCGTCCGCGCCCACCTCGCCGAAGTTTCCCTCGTCACGTTCGGCGCTTACGGTATGGCCGCCGCGGTTGCCGGTATCCGGGAGCAGTCGCAGACCCCGAACCTCGACGCGGCCCGCGAACTCCTCGAAGGCCTCAAGTGATAGGGCAGCAGCACACCGTCACGACGACCGCGACGCTTCTGATCGACTCCGACTCGGTTAACCGGACGATCGTCCTTCACGCGATAGGGAACGGCGTCATCTACCTCGGCGGTTCCGATGTCACCTCGTCGACCGGCTTCTACCTCGACAAGGCGGCCGGGGCTGTCGTGCTGCAACTACCCCCCGGCGAAAAACTTTACGGGATCGTTACGACTGGGTCGGACGTAATCTCAACTCTCCTCCCGGACGCTTAACCGATGCCGTGGCACATTGAGACCGATAACCCGGACTGTGCCGGGTTCGCCGTCGTAAAAGACGGCACGACCGAGGTCGAAGGCTGCCACCGCACCCGCACCCAAGCCGAGCGGCAGATGGCTGCCCTCTACGCCTCGGAGCCGGAGGCCCGCGCTCCCGGCGTCCCGACCGACGAAATGGCCACCGAAGCCGAGCGCGGCCTCGCATGGCGTGAAGAGTTTGGCCGCGGCGGAACCCTCGTAGGGGTCGCCCGCGCCCGCGACATCGCAAATAAACGGACGCTCTCGCCCTCCACGATCCGCCGAATGAGGTCGTATTTCGCCCGTCACGAGGTTGACAAAGAAGGCGAAGGGTTCCGCCCCGGCGAGGACGGCTATCCGTCGGCGGGCCGCATCGCGTGGGCGTTGTGGGGCGGCGACCCCGGCAAGGCATGGGTCGAGGATCAGATCGCCGCGATGGAAGACCGACAGGTCGAGGCGGGCGTCGTCGCGACCGACATCGACGACACCATCGTCCGCAACGGAACCCAACCGATCCGCGAAACGATCGACAAGATAAACCGCCTCGGACGAGAGGTCTATGTCATCACGGGCCGCGACCCTCGCCGCCGCGCCGAAACGGTCCGCCTCCTCGACGACATCGGCCTCGAATGGGACGATCTAATTATGGTCGGCAGCCAAGAAGCGAAACGGTCCGAGATCCTTAACCTCGCCGCCGACTCCCCGATCGACTACGCCTTCGAGAACGACGAGACGGTCCGCGGCTACTACCGCGAAGCGGGAGCCTCCAACATCTCGGCCCGGTCCCGCCGCCAACAAGTCGAAGAAATACTCGCGGACCTTCGCGCCGTTCGCTATTCTTCCCAGTAACGACACCTCGACACCGGCAGACGACACCTCCCACGCGGGACACCTCTCACCGGTACGATCGACACCTCGGCAACCCAAAACCGAAACGTCCCAAAACAGGAGAACCCAAGTGGCTAACGCCTTCCTCTCGAAGTTGACCGAACAGCGTTCGGCGAAAACTTCTCTCATCGACTCGACTCTCGCCCGCGCCGCGGACGAGGATCGTGACATCACCGAAATCGAACTCGCCAACATTCAGGCGCTCAAGTTGGAAGTTGAGAAACTCGACGAGCGCATCGCGCAGATCGCCGAGATCGAAACCCGCAACGCGGCCCACGCCGAAATCGTCGCGAAGGTCGACGGCGACAAGCCGGTCGAAACCCGCGGCGGCTACCGCGTCACCGCCGAAGAGCCGACGTATCACGCTCGCAGCGCGAACGACTTCCTCGCCGACGCTATGGCCGCCGAGTTCGGCGGTTCGTACGAGGCCCGCGACCGCATCGCCCGCTACCAGAACGAGGTCCGTCTCGAGAAGCGCGACAGCGGCTCGAGCAACTTTGCCGGTCTCGTCATCCCGCAGTACCTCGTCGATCAGTTCGCGCCGCTCCGCCGCGCTGGCCGCCCGACGTTGGACATCTCGACGAACGCAGCGCTCCCCGCGCAGGGCATGACCGTCAACATCGGCCGCCTCACGACGGGAATCACCTCCTACGTTCAGGCTTCGGAGAACACCGCGCCGACCGAATCGTCCCCCGATGACACGCTCCTCACCGTGAACGTCAACACCGTCGCGTCGATGTTCGACATCTCGAAGCAGGCCGTCCTCCGCGGCACGGGCGTCGAGACGCAACTCCTCGGCGACGCCATCCGGTCATACCAGACGAAACTCGACGGTCTCGCCGTTAACGGCTCCGGCTCGTCGGGTGAGCATCGCGGAATCCTCAACACCTCCGGCATCGGCTCGGTCACCTACACCGACGCCTCGCCGACATGGGCCGAGTTCTTCCCGCGTCTCGTCGAAGCGATTTCCGACATCTCGAGCGACTTCTACGGACACGCGACGCACATCGTCGCGCACCCGTCGCTCATCGGATGCTGGCTCCGCGCCCTCGACACGACGAACCGTCCGATCTTCAACGCGACCGCCGGTAACCCGTTCAACGCACCCGGCACGTTTGACCGTCCCGGCTACGACCTCGGCGGCCTGCAGATCCTCGGCATCCCGGTCGTCGCAGACGCGAACGTCCCCACGAACCTCGGTAGCGGCACGAACGAGACCGCGGTCATCGTCGGCGACTTCCGCGAGTCGTACATCTGGGAAGATCAGGGCGGGAACCCGCTCTACGTCCGCTTCGAGCAGCCCGACGGCAACATCGCGATTCGGACCGTCGTCTTCGGTTTCTCCGCGTACACGGCGGGCAAGTACCCGACCGCGTTCTCGGCGATCACCGGAACCGGCCTCATCACCGCGAACTGGGCCTAATTAGTTTCCCCCCGGCAGCGCAGGCCGGGGGGGCTAACCCATCATGCAAGAGATCATCGTCGCAGCACTACGACGCGAACTAGACGGCTACCTCAACCGCGGCCGCCTCGACCGCGCCCGCCAAGTCGTCGATCAGATGGCGCTCCTCGGGTGCGATGTCTCCGAAGTCCTCTCTCGGTTGGCGTCGACTGTGCCACCCGAGGAGGCCTCTACTCCCAAGAAGAAACCCGTCAAGAAGGCGGCCGTCCGGAAGGTAGCGCGTGGCAATAACTAACGGTTACGTGACGCTCGCTACCGCGAAGGCTTATCTCGGAATCCCGGTCGCCGACACCGTCGACGACGCGATGCTCGAGCAGATCGTCGAGTCCGCGTCGCGTTCGATCGACCGGATCGCGGGACGCTACTTCTACCAAGACTCGGGGACTTCGCAGCGGTTCTACCGCGCCGTTTCCCCGGTCTCGCTTCTCGTCGACGACATCTCCACCACGACAGGCCTCACCGTCGACATCTCCACCGACGGAACGAACTACTCGACGAACCTCGTCTACAACACGGACTTCATCGTCGAACCGTTTAACGCGCTCGCTACCGGGCGGCCGTTCACCCTTCTCACCTCGCTCGGAACCCAGTATTTCCCGTATCCGTGGAACTACCGCCCCGGCGTCCGCGTCACCGCCCGCTGGGGCTGGCCCGCCGTCCCCGACGACATCGTCGAAGCGACCCTCATCCTTTGCGCCGATCTCTACAAGCGGAAAGACTCGGTCGGTGGCGTCCTCGGCCTTTCCGAAATGGGCGCTATCCGAATGAGTCCGCTCGGTCGTGACATTTCGGCGATGGTCCGCGCCTACCGCCGTGAGGTCGTCGGATGACGATCACGATCTCGAGCCTCCGCGGCGGGGCCGCGACAGCGCTCGACACGATCGCCGCGATCCGCACCGTGTACGACTACATTCCGGACACGGCTCCGGCGACGCCGTCGGCGATCGTCGGGAACGTCTCGATCGACTGGGATGACGCGATGCAACGCGGCCTCGACGCCGCCACCTTCTCGGTTTATGTCGTCGTGTCGCGAATGTCTGAACGGTCGGGCGCGGACACGCTCGACAGTCTTCTCGCCGGGTCCGGTGCAGGATCCGTGAAGACGGCGCTCGAAGCGGGCGGCAACCTCGGCGGCTCATGCTCGACCGCAAGAGTCACCCGCGCAACGCCCATCTCGCTTAGTATGGGTGGCGTCGAGTTTTTCGCGTACGAGTACGAGGTCGAAGCCTATGGGTAGTTACAAAGTCCTCTCGGATCTTGTGTCCGGGAAAAAAGCCGGTGAGACGATCACCGACGAAGAGTTAGTCGGCTGCAACGTCGACGCGCTCATCGAAGGCGGCCACCTAGCCGTCGAATCCACCAGCAAAACAAAGGCCGAAAAGGAGTAACTCAATGGCCGTTTTCCCTCTCACCGACTGCTCGACGGTAATTAACTCCGTCGATCTGTCCGAGTATTGCGTCTCGGTCGACGTTTCCAAAACCGTCGAACTCGTGGACGTGACCGCGATGGGCGACGCAGCCCGCAAGAGCATCGGCTCGCTCGGTAACAACTCCTGCACGTTCACGTTCAACCAAGACTTCGCCGCGACAAAGGTCTACGCGACCCTCGTCGGCCTCGTTGGAGTCCCGACGACGATCGTCGTTAAGCCGACATCGTCGGCAGTCGGCGCGACGAACCCGTCTTTCACTTACGCCGAAGCGACCCTCGAGTCTTTGCCGTTGCTTTCCGGCTCCGTCGGCGACCTCGCGCAGGTTTCGGTTACCTTCACCGGCGGAACCTTTACCGCAGCGACCTCGTAAGCCGCCATGCTTCTCGTCACCGTCCGGCACAGGGACGGCCGCGAGGGAACCTTCCCGGTATGGCCGTCAGTCGAGTACGCCTTCGAGGCGGACAAAGAAACCGAAACCTTCGACAAACTATGGGCGGACGACGCCCCGAAACATTGGCACTATCGGCTCGCCTACTATGCGGCCCTCAAAGCGGGGGCGGTTGGCCTCGGCGAAGTGTTCGAGAAATGGATCGACAACGTCGCCGGGATCCGCTACAGCAAAGGCGACGACTCAGGAAACCCTACGCCGGAGGAGCCGCCGCCGAACTCTTCGCCATCCTCGCTCTAAAGACTGGGATAGCGCCGCGGGAACTCCTCAACACACCACCCGACATTTTGCAGCACATGATCCGGCATCTCATCCCGAAACGAGAAACTCCCTCGTGGGCGGACTTCGTGAACGCGACGTTCAATAATGGCTAACGGGACGTACGGCTACCGCGTCACCGGCGGACAAGGCGCGAAGATTCAGATCGCGGGCCTCAAGGAGACCCAAAAGGCGCTCGCCTCGATGTCCGACGATCTCAAAGACGAAATGAAATCGACCCACAAGAAGGCGGCCGAAGTCATCGTCGAAGGCTCGAAGCGTTACGTCCCGGTCCGAACCGGGCGGCTCGCCGCCTCGATTAGAGCGGTCGCGACACGCACCTCGGGCCGCGTCCGCGCAGGCTCGGCGGCGGTCCCGTACGCGGGACCGATTCACTTCGGATGGCCCGCCCGGAGAATCAAGCCGCAACCGTTTATCTATGACGCGATGGACGTTCGGAGGCAAGAGGTCTACGACCTTTACGCGGCACGGATCTACGGTCTCATAGATAAACACGGTCTCGACGGAACCAAGATCCCCAAGTCAACCCTTAACGACCCGGGACGCAACATTAAGCCGGGAACTAAAAGCAATTTCCACGATGACCTAATGGCCGACATTCGGGCTATTCAAGCCGAGCGCGCGCAACGAAAGTAGACTCGCATCATGGCTCGGGCTAAAGGGATTAACGTCGTCGTAACCGGCAACACCGCGCCGCTCCGCAAATCCCTACAAGACGCCTCGAAAGAACTCTCCGCCTTCGGTAAAGCGCAGGCCGCGTGGAGCCAAGCGTCCACGCTCGCCTACGGCGTCGTCGGATCCGCCGCGGCGCAGTTCGCGATCTCGTCCGTGAAAGCGGCGATGGATGACCAAAAGGCGCAAGCGGTCCTCGCCAAGTCGTTGCAAAACACGATCGGCGCGAACGAACAAGCGGTAAAGGCCGCCGAGTCCTACATCGAAACACTCATGTATGCGACGAACGTCGCCGACGACAAACTACGTCCGGCGCTCGCAACACTTGTCCGGGCGACCGGCGACATGACGAAAGCGCAACGGTTGCTCTCGTTGGCTACGGACGTTTCGATCGGCGGGAACCTCGACCTCGAGTCCGTCGTTAAGGCTCTCACCCGCGCCGCGATGGGCCAGACGTCGAGCCTCGGACGGTTGGGTCTCGGTCTGTCGGCGGCGGCCCTCAACTCGGGCGACCTTGCGACCGTCACCGAAGAACTAACCCTCAAGTTCGGCGGTTCCGCACAGGCGGCGGCGGACACGATGGCCGGGAAGATGGAGAACCTGACCGTCCGGTTCGGCGAATTGAAAGAACAGATCGGAACCGAACTCCTCCCGGTTGTCACCGACGGAACCGAAAAACTCCTCGACTTTACGAGCGCACTACAAAGCGGCGACCTCTCCGACACCGCGTCGTCGGCTTACGACCTCGCGAACGGTCTCGGCGACATGATCCGTAACCTGCAAGGGATCGGCATCGTGACCGGGTTCCTCAAGAACCTGAACCCGTTCGCGAAAGACACGACCGAAACGATTCGCGGCCTCACCGACGCGACGAACGAATCCGCTGCCGCGTTTCGCAAGTTCGACGACCTCTTATCTCGGATCCCGCCGAAGATGGACGAGATGAGGAAACGCGGCGAGGGATACCAGAAATCGGTCGCGGACTACCTGCAAAGCAAAGCCGAAGAGAAGTTCGCGGACATCGTCGAGGAACGAAACCGCAAGATCGCTGAAGGTGCGGCCGCGCAAGAGAAAGCCGCCGCCGCGAACAAGGCCGCCCGGAAGTCCTACGCGGACACCGGTAAGGCGCTCCGCGAATCGCTGAACGAGGCGCTCGACGACTCGAGAAAGAAACTCGCCGACGCGAAAGAAGCCGCCGACGACTTCGGTCGCGGACTCGCGTTCTCGTTCGGCGTGTCCCTCGCCGGAGCCTACGACAAGGCC